TCAAACGCCGCGCCGTAGCTGCTGCAGCGCTGCCCTCACCCACGCCTTGGTACGGACGTCCCTGGCTCGGGGTTTCGTCTCTGCCGGCGGCTTGCGCGGTTCCAGCGCCGCCTTGATCCGCTCGATCTCCTTCGCCCCAGCCTCGGCCAGTCGCCGGGCCTGTTGCTGCTGCTCGCGGGTCGGCGGCAGGCCGGGCAGAGGCGGCTCGGGCTGAATCGGGGTGCTGTCGGTCAGCCGGGCAACCGCCTGGCGCAGGGGCAGATCCGAATAGAGCCTGGCCGCGCACCAGCGCTCGGCGTACCGCTTCGCCTGCCGGACGTTGGCTGCGCGCACTTCCTTTACTTCCCAAAACTTGTGGCCTTCTAGCCATAGGCGAACCCCAGGGCCGCCATCGGGTTCGACGCCGGCCGTCTCGCGGCCGTTGTACCAAAGCGCCCAGCGCTCGCCGGTCTGGACCCAGCCAGAGGGGATAGGGGCGGTGCGGAAGCCGTGGGAGTACTGCATGGCCGGAAGGATACGGCTGGCGGTCGCAAAGGCTGCGACAAGGGATCGTTCACCGGCTGAACCGTTCGGGATCACACCCCGGCCACGGCCGGCAGGGCTACCCTCCGGCCATGTGCGGCCGATTCGTCCAGCTCCCCGTGATCGACTTCGGCCAGCCGGGGCTGGCTGACCTTGCCCCCGGCCTGGCCGAGATCCAGCCGAGCTACAACCTCGCGCCGACACAGCGCGCCTCCGTGATCCTGGACCGCGGCGAAGGCCGGCAGGTCACCCGGTTGGCGTGGGGCCTGCTGCCGTTTTGGGCCAAGGCCAAAGGCCTGCAGGGCTCGACCATCAACGCCCGGATCGAGACGGTGGCCACCAAGCCGGCGTTCCGGTCGGCGTTCAAGAAGCGCCGCTGCGTGATCCCCATGGCCGGCTACTACGAGTGGTCGGTGAGCCTCGAGGACGGGAAGAAAGACCCCTGGTTCATCCACGCCACCGGGCCGCTGCTGGCCGCCGGCCTGTGGGAGGACACCAGCCCCCTGCTGCCCGAGGGCAACCTGGGCACCTTCACCATCATCACCGGCGACAGCAGCGGCGTATCGGCCGACATCCACGACCGCATGCCCGTGTGGCTGGGGGCTGGCCAGATCGATGACTGGATGGCCGCCAGCCCCGACGACGCCATGGCCATGCTGCTGGCCAGCGAGCCGCCAGCGATGGAGGCGTATCGCGTCAGCCGCGCGGTGAACACGCCTCGCAACAACCGCGAGGATCTGCTGCAGCAGGTCGCATAGCGATCAGGGATAGACAGCGCCCTCTCCAGAGCTGGCCGTGCCGTCCCTGATGGTGGGTAGCGTCGGCCACGGCACGTCGGGGAATCCTGGGAGGCTAGGTAGATCCCGCAGTACCTGCCGATAGGTCTGATAGGCAGCCTTCTCCAGCGCGGTCAGCGGAGCATCAGCCATCTGGGTCCAGTCGCTATAGCGCAGGAGTGCGTCGCGCTTTGCCCTTGCTTCCGATAAACGCCGGTCATCCGCCGCAGCTGGCGAATTCCCTTGACTTAGCCAGCCCTGATATCTGGTCCACTCGGGGCTGCCATTAAGAAAGCACTCCCCGGTCGCTACGAGCTGCACAACACAAGGATCGTTGGTCAGCTTGTACATCTCACAGCCTCGCGTTGTATACCCAGTGGAACCACAGCTCCGCTGGCACGAACGTACCTGAAGGAATCCCTGCCTCGACCACAAATCCGCTCTCACTCGGGTATGTGACTGTAGAGACGCAATCAACAGTGTCCCTGACGCGAACCTGATTATTGTTTGCCTGGGGGTTGAAAATGGTTACAGCCCCGCCGGGTCGCTTCATAGCCTTGCAGGCCACGAACTTTCGGTAAGTGAGGCCCGCAAAAACGTAGTCCAGCATCATGCCACTAACGAACGTAGCCGAAGAGTTTGAGGCTGGAGGGACCGCCTGGTTGAATGACTTCTCGTAGTACCTCAAGCACATTGCCAGCTCTTGCTCAACCGGCCTGTATGCAAATGGAGTAGCCACACTACCCCGCTCCAGCTTCGGCAGCGAGTATGTGACACCCGTCGCGGTCAACTGGACCGTCATATTGCCGCTTCCAGTCGGAGTTACCGTTACGCTCCTGCGTCCTGATCCTGCTGTGATCGTTCCCGTTGCCCCACCAATGCTTACCGAGATGTTGCCACTGGGATTGGAGACGCTGAGTGTCAAGGGAGATCCCCAGGCGTTTGCTGGAGATTCAACGATCTGCTGAAGCGGACCGCTCGTATGGGTGAATACTCCGGTAGTCAGATTGATGGAGACATTGCAACCACCAGTTCCTGCCTTCCACATATCGTAGCCATATGCCCCTGCGGCCATCGCTCCGCCAGCAAATACGTCCTGATTGATGATGGGGACGTTGCAGTTGATCAACATGTTCTCGACCGCGATGGCATCAACAGATGCCGCCTGCGCTGCAGTCAAGTGATAACGTTCAGAGGTAGAACCACCCTGCAACCCCGACAGGTTGTTGTGGTCGATAGCTGGAAGCCGGACGGCAGGTATTTTCCCACTGGCGTCCAGGTCGGCTATCCCATTGGGCTGACCCCTCTGGGCCGCAATCCGAGCATCGGCGCGCGCGTTGGTGTAGTAGAGGTTGGTTCCCTCGGCAAGGTCGGTCGTTGATGCCGCCTGTGTTCCCGAGACGCGTCCCTTGGCATCCCGTGTCATCTTTACCAACGCGGCACCGACGCCGGTATCGGGTAGGTCCGACAGTGAAATGGTCGGCACCCCCGCCGCCGCATTCCCGTTGGCCACGTTGATCTGGGCAGTGGTGCCAGTGATCGTGGCCGGGCGCGTGCCGGTCACCCTGCCCTTGCTGTCCTTGCTGATCGCCAGAAGGGAGCCCGCGCCAGAGTCGGCGACGTCCTCCAGACCGATCATCGGGTTCCCTGCATCGCCGTCGGGGTTGGCGATGTCGATGCCCGTCCCCTCCTGCAGCGTCCGCAAAGCCCACTCGCCATCGTTCTTCCGAACGGCGAACCCGGCGCCGATCAGCCCAGCCAGCTTTTGGATGTTGGATGGGACTTCTCGGATCAGCTTCCAGATGGTCGAGGCGATGCTGCTCGGGCCGCCGCTGCCGCCGCCGCCGCCGCCGGTGGGGTTTATCACCTGCGCCGCGGTCAGGATCTGACCGTCGGGTCCACGCAGATTCACTCCCACCTGGGCGCCGTTGGTTGCGTCGGGGTCGACGTCAACGAAGCCGCGGGGATTCTGGTGCAGCGGTACGCGCTTCTTGCCCATTACCGCCCCAGCGCGCGGATCTCGCCCATGCGGGTGTTGCAGTCCTGCAAGGCGACCAGGTTGGCGTTGTACGCGCTGACCACCGCCTCGATTGTGCGCGATGCTGCCCGGGTTGCCGGGCACGGCTGCGTCAGCCGGTCATCGACCGGGACCAGCTTCTCCACGGTCACATGGACCTTTTCGGGCAGCTTCGGCCGCTCGGGCTGGTGCGCGCAGCCGGTCAGCAGCATGGCGGCGATCAGAGCAAGGGAATGGAATCGCAAAGCTGCATCTCCAGTTGGGACCGGCATGCCGGCGTGGTCTTGGCGGCCTGCAGCGCCTTCTCAGCTGCGGTGGCCCGGCGCTGACCCTCGGCCGCTGCTGCTTCAGCCCGGCTGGCTGCTGCAGCGGATGCTTTGCGCGCAACCTCGGCGGCGTCGATCGATGCCTGGGTCTGTCGGTTGACCTCCTGCAGGAGCTGGCCGGCGGCGTTGGCCGCGCGCAGGTTCTCGGCCGCCTCGGCGCGCGCGCCATCGAGCTGGCGTTGTACCGCGCCGATCTGCTCGCGGTCGGCCGCAGCCTGGCGGTCCTCGCCCCGCTGGCACCCGGCCACATACAGACCTCCGGCCAGTAGGCACCACAGGCCAAGGCGTATCAGCTTCGCGTAAGGTGCCAGCGGGTCAGGGATCAGCATGGCGCGCCGCCTTCGCCTTCTGTTTGAAGCTTGTGGCCACCGGGACCAGGAACGCCGACCCCACGGCCAGCACGCCCATGCCGATCAACACCCACTCAGGGAATGCGTTCTGGGCTCGCTCGGGCATCAGCGCATAGGCGCCAAGGCCGGCCGTCGCGGCCGCCGAAAGGATCGCCAGCCAGGTGCTGGCGCGACCAGCCACGCCCTGCCAGTTGAATCGGCCCTTCACTTCAGCCCCCTGAGCTGCTTCAGCTCCTTGATGTCCTGCTTGTTCTGCTCGACCTGCACGGCCTGCTTGGCCAGTTCGAGCTTCAGCGCCGGCACGTCGGCCAGCTGCGTGTTGAAGGTCTGCAGCTGCTGCTGCACCGTCGCCATCTGCTGGTTCGTGACCTGCTGCTGCGTCAGCACGGCCTGCATGGAGCTGATCAGCCAGTAGCCGCCGGCGATCATGAAGCTGGCGAAAGCGCCAACGATCCATTTCTCGACCGGGCCGAGTGAAATACGGGTGCGGCCGTCCTGGCTCGGCTGGACTTCCATGCTCATGCGCTCCCGCCCACTTTGCCGCCGGCCTTCTGGTACACCGAGCGCAGCTTCTCCAGGCTCTGTTCGTGCTGGCCATAGCCGGCACCCGGCAGGCTGGCCCATTCCTTCGAGCAAAGGGCCACGGCCTTTTCGAACTGGCCGGCCTTGACTGCGTCAAGCGCCTGGCGCCCCCGGATCAGCTCGATGCACGCCTTGTCCTGGCTCAGCGGGCCGAAGTCGGGCAGCCGGAGCTGGCGCTGCAGGTTGCCCCAGGTGCGGGACAGGAACTGATACCGACCGGCCGCAGTGGACGCCAGCTTCGCGTTCAACCGGACCAGTTTGGCCGGGTGCTTGCTGAGGTCGGCGAACAGGCCCCCGCCCACCAGGACGTCGTATCCGTTGTGTTTCGTGGGCTGGCGCCCGTTGTCGGTCCCTTCGGACCAGGCCAGCATGTCCAAGAACGCCACGACGTTCTGGCCGCCGGCCTCCTGTGCTGTGATTTGCGCCATACCGCGGCCCCCGTTTGTGTTGGGGCCATGCTGCCGGGCTGGGCCGGGGCTTCAACGGACGGAGCCCGTCTGCCGGTAGGATTGGGGTGCGACCCAACCAATCACTACCGGAGACGGACATGGAACTAGAAGTCCAGAAAGGCCTTGCCTACCTCATCGGCCGGGGCGTAGCCGCGGAAAAGGCGTTGCAGACCGTCATCAGCAGCACAAAGCGAGGGGCCGAACTGGCCGAAGTACTGAGGGTCAACCTGCAAATGAGTCGCGACCAGTTGGCTTCCCACCTCGCCCCTTCAAAACTCGCTCCAGAATGCCTTTCAACCGCCGAAGAAGGATTCGATGCGGTGCGCGCAGCCGCGCTACGCGGCGCTGCCAGCGGGAAATTCGTAATTCCAAAGCGGTAGACGCCGCAAGCCGTTCCCCCTCAGGGGCATCGGACATGGCGATCTTCAGCCGCTCAATGGTGGGGCTCCATCTGCTCATACCCCCACCCTACCCCCGAGCCGGGCGGCTTCAACGGACATTACTAGTGCGCCAGGGATAAGATGAAGCGGATAGATCAGAACGCTCCATGATCTATTTCCTAATCGACCCCAACTAGCAACAGGACTTGCAATGAAAAAGTACGCAAAGTCGTTCATTTTTTCCGATTTCGAGCATTACGGCATTCCTGACGGCGTTCACTTCGCCGTCGAGCTCAGCCAAGGCGTGGAGGTTCTAATCTTCCGCAACCCACCGACTTGTGAAATCAAGCGTATCCCCAACGACTACTTCAAGAAGTTGCTCGAAGACGGTACGGTCGTGGACGCCGAAGCTCACGTAAACGCCTTGCTGCAGGACGGGCTGAGCAAGATGCTCACGAAGGACTGACGGCCTGCGCTACCTGCCCAAGTAACACCGTCCACCCCGGCGGCCGGTGCTACCATCCGCCCACCACCCGAGGCCGCCCGGCCAAATGAATAGGTGAAGTGATGAACTACGTCCAAGGACAGGAATGCCGCTGATGGGAACCTTCGCCAAGATCCAGATGCTGAAGTCCGTTGCGCTTGGGCTTCTCTTCGATGTGGGATTGGCGGCTTTCCTCAGCCTATTCCTCCGGCCTGGCGAGCGCGGGTGGGGATTCATCGCCACCTTGTTCGCGATCTGGGTGATCTCCTTCCTGATGCACATTAGGAAGTGGCTCAAGACGCTGGCGATCCTTGGCCTGTCGCAAGGAGCGCTTGAGCGCGACTACGTGAGGATGCTCAGCGGGACTGGAATCACGGGCCCGGATCCACGCTACAACAACGACCCCGTCGACTATCTCGCTTGGGTCGCTGACGACTCCAACATCGATCCTAAAACGAGGGTCACGGCCACAGCGATCATGATGGGTATCAAGAAGGACGGCGACCAAGCCGGCTTCATCGGCGCCCTCCTGATCCGCAACGCAGCTATGAAGGCACTGATGAGGATCCCGCGATGACTGACGATCGATTCCCTTGGGACAAACATCCGGTGAGTCCAGAGGCCAAAGCGCTGGTGGCGAAGGCCGAGGCTCATGCAACTCTGGAGCGGCTTGAGCGCAAAGACCCGATGCGCTTCAGAGACTATCTGGTTGTTGCATTCGGAGCATTGGGCTTCATTGCGCTACCCCTGCTCCTCTTGTCTTTGGCCTTCGACCTGAGTGGATTCCTGCGCCGCATCTTCTAGAGCTTCGGCAAACTGCTGAACCTCCTCATCGCCGCTCTCCTGCCCCATCCTCTTCAGTACATTGAGTTGAGCAGGCAAGGCTCCGACCGGAAGGTCCGCAGTGCGAGCAAGCCACCTCACTGCACGTGGATTGGTCATGAAACGTGCGGCAACATTGGCGCTAGCGCCAGCGGCTGCAAGCTTCGCGAATACAGGAATGTTGCCAGATAGGATCGACAAAGCGAGGGAGCCCCAGTACCCGGCAGAGGCTACTTGGGCTGCGGTCCCAGATGGGTTGCGCAGGACGCCAGATCCATCCTTGATGCTTTCGGCGACCTTGGCCAGCTTGTCGATGTCGTCGGACACCTTCCCCCCGTAGCGGTTGAACAGGGTTGCGCGCGCTTCCGGGCTGATCTTGTTCCAGTTCGTCAGGAACGTCGCCGCGGAGAACACTTCGCTACCAGCGTCCTGGGCATTCGGGTTTGCGAGGCCCATGCGCCGGATGACAGCGGCCGTCACATCCTTCTGTGCATCCTCTGGCAGGGAGCGCATCACCGACCTCAATACGGTGGCCCCCTCGCGCGTCCCCGACATTGCCGACTGGAAGATGCGCTCAGGGCCTCCATTGCGATCAACAACGCCCTCCAGCAGCTCCAACCGCTTCTGTGACTTGCTGTAGTACGTGTTAGCGCGCTTCAGGGCACGCTCGGCCTCTGGCCCAGCGTTCTTAGCGGCTACTGCGATGTCATTGGATAGAGCGTGGTAAAGCTGCTGCAGCTGGGCGGTCGGCTTGTCCGGTGTCAGGCTGAAACCAAACGCTTCCTCACCAAGTCGCGTCCGCAAGCCCTTCACGGCTTCATACGGCAGCGCCTTACCATTCCCAGCGGCAAGGTCGGTCGCGAGGTTCTCGGCAATCCGACCGAGCTCCGGGTTGATTAGGGCGCCAGTCGTAGCTTCGGCCCCAGGCGTGGGCGCCGTCATCGCCGCCAATGCTTGCTGGGTACGTGACAGTTCCACTGGCGTGTCAGATGGGATGCGCTGGTCGACCTGCCAGTACAGCCCGCGGCGCATGGCCTTCGTGTTCTTGGCGAACGTATCGACGCCAGCACGAATGGACCGGCCAGCGCCCTCCGCAGTTGGGTTGCTGGACATGCTCCGCGCCAGGTCGTTCAGGCCCTTACCAATCTGCTCTCCCTGTTTCTCACCCGCCCGAGCCATCACGCCTCCAGCCGTCGGGCTGGAGCCCAAAAGGTTCTCGAAGCCCTGCCTGAAACGGCTGCCAGTACCTTGCCCAACAGTGGGCGACGCCCCTCCGAGCGTGTCGAAGTCTCGAATGGCAGCCTCCAGGCTGACCCGGTTGCTTTCGCCGCCGCGCACGATGCCCCGCGCAGCGGCAGGGACCCCCGAAGTAATAGCGGAAGGGCCGAGACCGCCCAGTACCCCGGCTGCGATCTGCGCGCCGGCACCGCCGCCAGACTCGCGCGTAGCGCTACTGGCGCCAGCTCCGCTTGCCGCGCTCAACGTCTGCAGCACCGGCTGGGCGGTAAGTAGGTCTGCAGCACGCTGACCGAGCGTTGGAGCATTCCCGGCCACCTGCTGCAGCGCGCCACCGCCCGTCGCACGCGCAGGGTTGATGAGCGCCGCTTGGCCCGAAGCCAGCGAAGCCGCCGGCCGGCCCGCGTTTAGCGCCGCGCCGGCGCCCAACGTCAGGCCGGTGCCGGTCAACGCCTCACCGATGTCACCCAGCACTCGGTCGCCGCTGGTCTGCGCCGTGGGCAGGCCCAGCGTATCGGCCAGTGCGCCGAGCTCGTCCCGGTACGGTCGGGCCTCCTGAGCGCCAACCGCGCGCGCGATGGGATTCACCACATAGTTGTTGAATGCGTCACCGCCAAGCGCGCCAAGCAGGCTGCCGGCGCCTTGCAGCACAGACCTTGCGCTGAAAGCAGCGTCGCGCAGCGGCCCTGCCCTCCAGCCGTCCGCCTGCCGGCCATCGGCGGTGCTGGAAACGCTGCCGGTAACCTCGGAGAAGTCCGGCGGTAGGGCCTGGACCGTGCCGAGCGTCGGGATGTCCTGATACTCCGTCCAAGGCCCAACCTCCTCCGCTGGCTGTGGCGCGCGCGGCGCCGGCTTGGCCTGCAGTTGCTGATACTCTTCCCACGGCAGCGGACCGGCCATCAGATCTTCTCCCACGCGTTACGGTCGGCGGGGTTGCCGCCACGGAAGCGGTAGCCATTGCGCACGGTTCCTGGCGTCGGGGCGCCTTGGGCCGGCATGCCAGGGCCACGAGAAGCAGGCGGATCGCCGAGCGTCCCACCAAAGCTCCTCGGTTCAACACCAGGCGTGCTGGAGCGCCCGTAGTTTGCATTGATGATGTCCTGCTTGCGGGTCTGCAGCTCCACTGCCTGCCGGTTGAACTTGGCAAGCCTTGCGAGCGCGGCAGCCGCAGTCCTAGGATCATTGGCAGACATCAGCTCGTTTGCGGCGCGCTGTGCGTCACCCTCAGTCTGGACGCCCTTGTTGAGGCGCAGCGACTCGTTGACGATCTTGGTCAGGTCCGACTTCCATTCGTTCAGCGCCACGTCGCCTTCGGTAGCCATGCCCAGGCCAGTGCGTCCCCATGCGAGAGCGGCGTTCTGCGGGCTGATCTTCAGCGTGCCGTCGGCCAAGCGCGCAGCGTTCTTCTGGATGATGTCATTGAGGACGGCCGTGCCGCCCAAGGCGTCTTCCACGGCCAACAGGTCCTTCAACGCACCCACCGGCAGCGGCTTGCCGCTGTCCCCAAGCGTGCCGGCAGACTTGCCGCCAGGGTTCCACTGGCCGCTGCGCTCCAGGCCGAACTTCGCCGCGTCGATGCCGGCCGCCTGCCGGGTGCGTGCCGCGCTGGCGTTGTAGCTGTTGGCGCTGGCATAGGAGGCGGCCGCGCGCGCAGCGTCGGCAGCGATGCCGGCCCGGCCCTGCTCGGTGGTCGAGATCCCGCCGCCGCCCTCCTTGAAGCGGTTCTGCAGCAGGTTCTGGCCCTGCACCGCTCCCAGCTCCTGCGGGCCGTTGGCCACGGCCATGAGGTTTGCATTCGCGCCCTCCCAGTTTCCGCCCAACGCGGCATCGCGGGCGGAGCTGCGCGCAGCGGCACCGAGTACGTCGTTCAGCTGCCCGGCGTCGAATCGGTCGTTGGCCAGCAGCGCGATGCTGCCAAGAGTTGCGCGGGCGGTGTCGTCGCCGCCCAGCACGCCGCTGACCAGCTCCGGATTCACCAGCGCCCGCTGTTCGTTGATCTGGTTGGCCAGCACGGCCTTCGAACGCGCCTGACGGGCCTCCTGCAGCGCCCTTTCGACCTGGTAGTTCCGACCCAGCTGATCCGTGTAGGTATCGCGCGTGTTGCCGAACAGCGCGGCGCCGAGGGCCTGACCGGCCTGGTATGGATTGGCCATCAGGCATACCCCGTGGTGAGTGGATCGTAGGACCCGTAGAAGTTGGCGCCCATGCGCGGCGCAGAGGCGGCGAATCCACTGGCTCTGCCTCCGGCCATCGCGCCGCCTGCGGAAGTGGCGAGGCCGGCCAGCAGATCAACCTCGGGGCGACGGCGGATCTGCCGCAGGCGCAGCTGGTCGATGAACTGTTGGCCGCGGCTCGCGCGCGCCTCCATATCCAAGTCCGTTGCCAGCTTCCCGTACCCGAATGCCTCCTGCTGCCGCTGCAGCTGTGGCGCGTCGATGCGCGACATCAGGCCCGCAGTCGTGGCAGCGGCGTTGTCCGCGCCGGCGCGCGCGGCGCCGGCATCGGCCTGGAAGGTCGCGCCGCCGATCGGACTGTTCAAGCCCGACAGAGCCTGCCTCTGGCCGCGCTGCAGCTGCTGCATGTACTGCCCCAGCCGCTGGGCTCGGTCATCGGCTGCCGTGCTGGTCTCCAGCTGCGCGATCTCGTCGTTGACGCGGCGGTCAGCGTCCTGCTGCCGGCGCGACTGGTTCAGCAGGCCCTGCGCAGTCGCCTCGTCCTGTTTGCGCTCAACGCGCTGCGTTTCTGCTTGCTGCGCCGCCGTGCCGGCCAGAGCGATCGCGATGGGAATGAACTGGCCCATGAGTTACCCGCCGTATGCGGCACCGCCGCCGTAGAGGTTGAAATTCGCGTCCCGGTTAGCCTGGCGCCGTGCCGCTTCCTCCCGGCGGTTCTTCACGAACCCGCCGATGGTCGCGAACTGGTCGCCCAGCTGCTCGCCGAAGGCCTGAGACTTGGCGTTCTCGAAGTTGGAGCGCAGCCCGGCCGCCGCCTGCGATGCCGCCGTGGTCGCGTCCAGGCCAGACGTCGCCAGCTGGATGAGGCGCGCGCGCGCGTCCTGATCGGCCGCTTCCAGCTGTGCGCCGGCGCCCTGTGCCCTGCCCTCGACGTTGATCAAGCCGCGGTTGTACTCGTCGGTAAGCCTGCGGTTCTGGTCGACGTTGACGCTGCCGCCGGACAGGCCACCGCGCGCCAGCGAGAACTTCAGCTCGCGCGCCGCATCGGTGTTCTGCCGGTTGAGGTCTTCCATCAGCTTGGAACGGGTGGCCGACACGAAATCAGCGATGTCCCTGGCCCGGCGCGGGTTGTCGAATACCTGGTTGATGCGGCCCTGAGCCTCCCGGATCCGCTCCTGGCGTTCCATCTCCATGCGCGCGGCCACGTCCGCAGCCGACTCGCCCTGCTTGGCCGTCTTGGTCAGGCCCAGCGGATCGAGGAACTTGCTGGCACCGGACTTCTGGATCAGGCCAGTCGGGTCTGCCCAATTGCCCTTGCCGATATTGCCGCCGCCGGCCATCAGCCTGCCTCCTTGATACGTGCGAACAGGACCGCGTCGTCGCCATTGGCGCAGTAGCGGCTCAGGGTGGCTTCACGGTGGTAGCCCAGCGAACGCTCGTACCACTCGAACGTCTTGTCGCGGCCGGCCTGGCCGTAGAGCTGCAGGCGGTGCACGTTCGGCTCGGCCAGCATCCGATCGTTGAGCCTGCGCGTGATCTTGGTGATGGCCCGCCAATGCTTCTCCCAGCCGGCCATCGTGCCCAGCTGCCAGCCCTCCCACACGCCAGGTCGGACCTGCCAGAAACCGCCGGCAACCACAGGCACGCCGTCGGCCAGCAGGACGAACTTCGGCCCGTGCACGGCGGCCATCTTCAGGATCGCCTGCTGCGGGTCGTACTCGGCCGCGCCGGTCATGGCCAAGTCCTGCGCGATCTCGTCCGGGCGCATGTTCCTCGCGAGGTAGGCCAGATCCTCGATCAGGACTTCGCCGGAGGCGGTGACGGTCATGGCCCGTTGCCCAGGTCGAAGAAGCTCAGCGACGCCTGCGTCAGCGCCCACTTCTTGCCCGGCGCGAAGTCCACGCGCAGGCTGAAGGTCGGCGCCGACATCGGGAACGGGATCACCCCGCCCGGCAGCGTGTCGGGATCGACCGTGTACGGCTCGGTGAACGCGGCAAGGTTCCGCTGGTCGTAGCCGATGCTGATGCTGGGCGTGCCCTGGCTCACGATGTCGAAACCCTCCATCATCTTGGTGACGCTCGGCGTCCCGAAGTCCAGCCACGGCCACCAGACCGTGCCACCGAACGGGATCGACTCGCCGCCAACGTCGTCGCCCAAGGCAAAGTCGCTGACCGCGCTGATTTCGTCCCCGTGCCGGATGTAGAGATCATTCCCCAGCTGCGCGAAGGCATCCACGGAGAATGGGAACAGGTAGCGGCTCCAAGCACCCTGCTTGCCCGAGCGCATCGTGTAGACGAACACTGTCGACTGCATCACGCACCTCCGAAGCCGAACTGGAGCCGGCCGCCCGTGGACATGCAGAGCGTGGCCAGGCCGCCGCAGGGGGGATTGGCGCTCAGCAGGTACTCGGTCTGGTATCGGTCACGCTGCTGGCGGTAGTAGAGCGACCCGGCGCGCAGGTAGCCGAGAATCACGTCAGAATTGCTTGTCTGGGTCGGCCGCTTGTCGTCCAGCGTCAGGCGCGGGTTGATTGCTCCCGGGAATGAGGTGAACACCATGCCCGGCACCGAACTGTCGTACCACCACAGCCATGCCAAACCCGACTGCACGAACGCAATGGCTGGCTGCATGTTCTGGTCGAAGGCCAGCGCAACCGACGTGATGCCCGGCCGGATGAACGCCGGTTGCTCGCTGCCGCCGTCCGGGCCGAGATACACCACGTCGCCATCCACGCGCACGCGCCACAGCTTCACCCGCAGCCCCTGCGACGCATCGTTCAGCGCCACGCCGCCCATCTCGAAGTCGATCAGCGGCTGCAGCGTCGAATTGACCCGCTCGACGTTCGCCGCGGGCACCGGTGTGGTGGAGAGGCCGCCAGCGGGAATCATGGGGTGTAGCGCCCCCAAGTCATGCGAACGGTGAACGTGGCCTTGTAGGCGCTGGTTTTCGGAAGCTTGGGCGACAGGCCCCACGCCCATGCGCCGAACATTTGAGCGGCTGATTCTGACGATGCGAAGAACGCACCGATTCCTCCAGCAACATTGCCATCATTCAGGTCCAAGTCGAACCTGAAGGAGCGCTGGTAGCTGCCGGTCGAGTAAGCGAGACGTGTGATGATCCCGGCCGCTACAGGGCCCGACATTGCCGATGTCTGCGCCGGGAGCGTGGCCGCGACCGATGGCCCGTCGAACTCGTTGCCTACGGAGATGCGAGGACTGATCTCAGTTCCGATCCCGGTAGTCCATTTATTGTCGTAGGAAGCAGGAATAAGTGGCCGTGCCGTCCAGTCGTAGGTCACTCCGGCAATCGTCACCGTACCTGTGGCGTCTGTGAGGGTCGGATAGACCCGCAGCTCATACGTGACGTCCAGCACTTCATCAGCAAGCACCGTGATCGTGGTGGGGCTACCGCCACCGTCAAGAATGAGCGCTCGGCTGAACAGAGAACCTGAAACGGTGGCGGATACGCCGACCTCCGCCAATGTTCCGGTTGCAGTGCCGGCGGTGAAACGAATGGTGCTCCTCCGGAACGAGTAGAACGCGCCAGAGCGGTTTACGCCGGTCACGGCTGCTCCCTGCACCGTGTTGCTGGCCGCCACCTGGGATACGAGCGCCGTATCGGTGTTCGCCGGAGCCGTGTTGCCCGAGCCAACCCGGCAGTAGGTGGTGACGTAGGTGAGGCCGGTTGTGCCAAGAAGGTCAAGGCCTGCATTGGTGATGAGGTTCGGAAACCAGTCGGCGGCAATGCGACGGCTTCCAGGCACCTCCATTCCCTTAGCATCCACGCGGAACGCCTCGATCTTGTACCAACCGGCCACGCCGTTGTGCGCGTGTAGGACATTGTTCATGTGAGGGTGCCTCCTTCGACACTGGAAGACAGCCCGATGCCCTCGGGTGCCATGGTGGTGGTGATCAGAAGCTGCTGAAGGGTTCCGGCCACGACTGCGGATGCAATCGACACCGATTCCGGCGGTACCGTGTACCCAAGCAGTGTGTTTCGCAGCGTCCCGGCTTCAACGGCGCTGGCAAAGCTCATGGACTCGATCGCGGTGTAGTTCTGGAGTATTGGGCGGAATGTGCCGGCCTCCACCGCGGACGCGAGTGACACGGCCTCCACCGGCACGTCGTAGCTGTGATACACCTTGCGGAAGGTCGCCTCCACGACATCGGACGCGAGGCCAACCGCATCGATACCTCCGTCGACGGGATACAGGCGGGTCGTCAGGTACTTGAAGAAGCCGTCGCTGCCGGTTCGGTTCTCGGTCAGCTCTGCGGTGTCGCCCAGCGCGTCCGTGGCGCGCACCGTCCAGATGGCATCGCCGCCGTTGGCGATCTCGCCCGTGACCAGACCACTGCCATCCATCGACAGGCCGGCCGGCAGCTGACCATCCACGATCTCGATCTGGTACGGCGGCAGGCCCCCGGCGATTACGTAGGGATAGTTGATGGTGTCGCCGCAGCCAGCGGCTGGCAGCCGGCCATAGACACCCAGCACCGGCGGCGGGTAGTTCGGGAAGGCCAGTAGGTACTGGCCCGCGCCCGGGTAGTAGGTGGCCAGCGGCGGCGTGCCGTTGCGGTCGGCATAGAGCATCGCCTGCTGGACCAATGCGTCGATCGGCGCTCCGATGTCGCCGGACGCGAGGTTCTCGGCGGCGTTGGCGATCCCGACCGAGCGCACGCCCTGCTGGGATAGGTAGATCAGGTCGTTGGCCACCGGTGCGGCAGCCTTCTGCCAGATCGAGCCGATGCCGTCCATCTGGTCTAGGATCGCCATCGAAGCCGGATCCGGGTCCACCTGCCAGTTCTGGAAGCTGCTGGCGTTGAGCGCAACCAGATTGGCCCGGTACTGCTGCAGCACCGCCATGTTGTTCGCATTGGCCTGCTGCAGGCCGGTCGGCAGGTAGCCGGCGTCGTCAGCCGTGGACCAGTCCAGCGGGTTCGCAGTGGCGCTGTAGCGCACGATGTCCTTGTCCGCCGCGAACACCTTGCTGGCGACGATCGCCACCACCTTGGAGCGTGGGCACTTCTCGTCCTCCACGCGGCGGGACACGGCGCGCCAGTTGATCGAACCGTCCTGCACCATGGCACCGATGTCGGTCGGCCACACGGGCTCGGTGGCACCGCTCACGTAGCGCGGCGAGGCCGTCCACACCACGCGGCTGGTGGTCACGGCCTCCCAGATCACCTCGTTATCGATGACCTGCTGGCCGAGGATGCCCGGCCAGGCCGGCTCGCTGCTGCCCGAGGTGCCAGACTCAGCTTGCACCGCCTTGTAGACCAAGCCCTCCGGCAAACCCGCGCTGGCACCGCTGACGACGAGGTTGTCCCCGAAGATCTCGTGGTTGTGGTCGGCCACCGAGGTCAGGTGGATTGCGGCACGGGCATAGGCCGCAGAGGCCGGTGCCGTCGCGGTGACCGTGGACTGGTGCCATGCGCCGCCAGAGCCACTGTCGACCACGTTGCCCTTGTCCGTCTGCAGCAACGTGTTGAGCGAGTCATACCAGCGAATCTCGGTCCAGCCTGCCGTGGCGCCGGCTACTGACGCCCCCTGCTGGATCATCGAATTGGCAGTCAGCTGCCCGCCGACTGGCACGACGAGCTGCGCGTTGTTCAGGGCGACGCCGTCTGGCTTGTTGCCAGGCAGCTGGACGCAATTCGGGCTGCCGTAACCGTGCGACGTAGAGAGTGAAGCGTCGCCGGAGAATGTCCAGCCTGTGGTCCCTTGCTCGAAGTAGCCGTTGATGACCTGCGGGTTGTTCGGCGCCGGCTGGGTAATCGGCTGGACCAGATCGCCAGGCAGGTACAGGGTGCCGGGCTGCCAGACAGGAGCTGCCAT